CTACTCCACTTCACTCACAAAATCCACCTGTTTAGGGTCCGCAAGGGAAATAAAATAAGCTGGAAAAAGTGATTTATCAGCGGGCATTTCGAAAATATCTTTGAAACAGGTTGTTTGCACTGTAGAATCGGCAAGCAACACGATACCCGATTTTCCCACCAAAGTGGGATTCACTTTCACTTTTGCCCAAGAAAGCGTTGAATCAGGTTTTAACGTCACTTTCTGCACCCATTGTTTTTTCCCTTGTTGAGCGGTAGCGGCGGTTTGTAATGCTGCTACAGCCTCTTGTAATTGCGCAATGTCTTTGCCGACTTGATAGACAAAACCTTGGTCTTGTTGGTTAATTTCTAATTTTTCCATGTTTGTAGTCCTCTTTAGCTTGGTGGTAAATTGTTAAAAGTGCTTTATCAAACAGAGCAAGGCTTGCCAGCTTTACACAAGGCTTAACCTTGATTTGCACGGTTTGTTTGGGTTTTACTTGGATAGTTTGCATCATACTCTCCGTGTAATATCGTGTTGTAACAATACTTCTCCCCCGCACCACGTTTTGATCTTTCCGTCAGGCGTGGTTTGCTGAAGGTCAAATCGCGCCTCTTTCCACGTTGCATTTTCCGTTTGTTCATGGGCGATGATAAGGCTGACTTCATTCCCGTTGATAATAATGCCTTGGTTGTCGGTTGATAAATGAATCCTATCACCCCCCTTACCTAAAGGCGCAATGTCGCAATTAAAATGGCAGCCTGTAAAATCCAAAGGATCTCCATTTTCTTCAGTAAAAACTAAGATTTCCACTTCGTCATCGCCACGAATCCACTCAAAAACAACCTCATCCATTCTTATCCTCCTTAAATCGTTCTTCATTTCCAGGAATTATTTCCAAGTCGATTATTTTCATTTTCCCCTCCAATAAAAAACCGCCCGTAGGCGGTATCTCTAATAATTAGATGATTAGATAACAATCTGTCCTTGCTCTTTTAAGTAAGCATAGATGCGATCTAAATCGATTTGCTCCGTTGTTTTGCCAATGTCATCTTGAGTTAATGGCTTACCAAAAATGCTTTTTGCTGCGGCTGGATAAATCCATTTATATTCAGAAATGATTGGGGTGAAGTCTGTCACTGCTCCATCATTGTCTGTACCAGTGCCAAGTACATATTTGGCATTAATTGAGCCGTCCTCTTGTCTAGAGTATGCGGCAATTACTGAATACATTGGATTTAAGATTTTGTTAAATGTCGTCATGGTTTTGTCCTTTGTTAGATAAAAGAAAACCCAGTCTATTGACTGGGTTGTGATTGGTTAAAATTAAGTTAGATATTAGATAGGTTTACTACGATCATGCTTGGGTATCTATCATCGCTTGGCTTAGTTGGAGTTGATGGAGTGAAGTATTCACCATCAATCTCGCTCTCGGTCGTACATAAGTAGCTAATTGTGCGGTTATTCCCAACCTTTAAGCATTGATGTAGCATTTGATAAATTCCGAAAGAGCCACTCGAAATAGTATAGCTTGGCTGGGCTAATATACCCACTCTATGGTTATAATTCTTTATAACTTGGGGGGTGCTCCCAAGTCTTACTGCATCTTGAATTAGTAGCGGTTTTTCTGACGAATTAAAAACAACTCGCCCAAGCTTGTCAAAGATCTCAATGCCATATTTATCATTTGATTTATGAGCTAGCATGAATCGATGTACGATCAGGGTGGCTTTTGCGTTTTTATTTTCAGGACAAAAACTGAAACCAACATGTCTCAGATCATCATGGTAGTATATAAAAATAGAGTTATATCTATTTAAGTTCATCGGATCGTTATGACTTAGGTCTGACACAACAAAAACATCTGTTGGCTCGCAGTCCAATAAAGCCTCTGTTAGTTCGCCGTTCTTGAATTCTTGTGTTAGCTTATGAGTTGATTTATAGACATAGGAACGATATGTCGAATCAATTTTTAAATCTGGTGAATTAATACCGAACTCAGGCATTTTAATATACTCCTATAATTAATTTATATTGATGTGGATTCTTCAAATTCCGAAATTGTGGATAACAAGTTATTTTTTTATCCTCAACTTTTAAAATAACCTCGCTTGGGAAAGTTGGCGCTCCATTCATTGGCAGAATCCACGCCACTAAGCGTTCTGATTCTTTTGTCGGATATGTAAAAGACACTTCTGACACACTGGTTACAATGCGCTCATCAACAAGACGTAGCCTTGATGTTGTTGAGTCAAAGATCAAATTTCCGTTAGCGTCAAACGTTTGCATTCCGTTAGATGACATACTTACTCCTTTTCCGCGCTGCTTCTTCTTTAGATATAAAAAAAGTAGCCCAACAAGAGCTACCATGACTGGCACAATAAAATTAATCATGTAATTTCCCTATTTTCACTCTAACTCTTCCGCTCTCATCATAAACAACGATCTGATTATTATTCATAATAAGCCCTACATTGCCTTGATTAGCCCTCATCTCGACTTACCCTTGGTTGCTCACCTTGAACCGATTGTTAATATTAATCGATCCGCCTAAATGTTTCCATCATCCAAGCATACCTCCATAACGCATATTCTCTTGTAGCATCTTGCCTGATTCTTGCTGTGCAATTTTTCGCACTAATTCCACGGTGATTTCAAGCTGTCCATTTTTTGATTGTTGGCTTACAGTTGCATCCATCGGTTCACCGTTATTAATCACCTTAACCGCTATATTCCCTGATGATTTAGGTTGATAAGCCATAGTTGGCAATCTTGGTACACCGACTCCACCACCATTAGCAAAACCACGACGAACAGAACCGTAATTAAGATGATCTAAAAAGCCACGACCCAAACGAGCAGTGGCTTCTTTTGTTATGACGTATTCGCCCTTATGTACAATACCAGCAGGCGTGTATTTCCCCCCTATACCAGTAAATCCCCCTTCATCAAATCCAACAAGTCCACCAGTATATTTTAATTCAGGGACTAAACCGCCTCCAGAGAACCCCATAAATTTGCCAAAAGATGTTCCTCCAAATGCTGCCTTGAGTGATGCAAAAATAATCATTTTTGTCGTCATTTGAACAATATCTTTGATGATTGATTTTGCCAGGGAATTAAAGTCAGTTTTACCCGTCATGATAAAGTCAGTTAAAGCATCAGACATACCATTAAATGCGTTCACGGTAATGTTGCTTATGTTTCCTGCAACATCAGAAACCTGATCTTCAATTGTTTTCATTCCTTGCTGGAAACCAAGAATTGCACTACCACGAGATTCTTCCGTTTGTTGCTGTATAATCCCACGACGCTCTTTAAGTTTGGCAATTTCTTCATCTAGTTTGGCTATATTCTTCTGCGACATCCCGTTTTTTAACCTTGCCGCTTCTAAATCAAGCTGGTGATTGTACTGCATTAACTCTTATTCTTGTCGAGTTTTCCCAAGTAGAGTTAATTCAAACTCCATTGCTCGTAATTTTTCAGAATTATCAAAAGTAAATTGATTAATAGAGACTTCTTGCTGTGCAGCATCAATCTGGGCCGCCATATCCTTGAGTTTTGCTAATCCATCAGCACCAAAATGTGCATATTTTTTAGCGTTGGCAGCGATATCTTGTGTAAGTTTGTTTACCTCTTGATATTGGCTTGTTTGACCGAATAATGCTATATCTTGCGCATTTTCCCGCAGTTCAGACAGGCGTTTTTCCATTTCGCTAACTTGATCTGTGTATTGTTTTACATAGTCAGTTTTAGATCCTTTTGAATGACGCCCATTGTCCTTTAGACTTGTCTCTATTTTATTTATTTGGTTTTCTTTGGTGAAATCTTGTTCTAGTTGAGCTTTACCATCTAAAATCTTTTTCAAAGTCTCAACAGATAAACCAACAGCTTTATCTGCCGCATTAGCTGCGGTAATGGTGCCTGTTGCAATGCCAATCAATACTTCATTATATTCAGCACCCTCTTTCCCAAGCAATTCATAGAGACCTGCTAAAACATATGCAGATTTTGCTTGCCCTTGTTGTTTTAACTTCGCGACTTCTAGTTTTTGAGCAAGCGTTGTTGATTTGCCATTTAATTTATCAATTGCATCTTTTAAATCTAAAGTTTTATCTGTGGCATTTTTTGCACCGTTTGCTGCTCCAGAGAAACTTTTTGGTAAATTTGCAATAATATTATTCGCAGTTACTGCATCAACACCAAGTAATTTGAATTTTTGCCGAACATCATCAAGACTTTTACCTGAACGCAGCATATTTTCAGCTAGAGGTGCGAGCATTTTTACAAGAGCTTTTTCTGCTAAACCTGCATTTTCTTCGATAGACTTGATTTCGTTTTGTAGATGCTCCAACTCTTTATTACTAATACCATTATCAACTTGAAAACCATCAAAATTAGCACTAACGTTTTTTGTAGCGATAGTGGCTTTAACTTTTTCGATTTCCTTGTAATATTTCTTAATATTTTCGAGTTGATCTTCCACTTTTAAGGATAATGCAGCTTCGCTTAACTCATTATAACTTTCTGCTAATCCTTGGTTTGCAGTTGTAGTATCAAGTGCCCACTGTCTTGCTTGCGCCGCCTGTGAACTGAAGAAAATTAATGATGTAGCAGCTATCCCAATTACACCAGCAGGCCCACCGAGTAAAGCCATTACACTTTGCAAACCTTTTGCCGCCATTGCAGCAATATTAGTTGCCGTGGCAAGATTACGTTTTGCAGTAGCTTCAGCTTGTGCAAGAGCAATAATTTGAGCTGATTGCACTTTCATTCTTTCACGCAATGCAAATCGTGTTTGTTCTGATTGCGCAAGCTGGAATTGTGCGTTTAAGCTTGCCATTTCAACCTGAGCCGCTGTACGCATTGCAGTAGCTTTTGTTGCTATGGCTTTTGCCTCAGCAATATGCGCTAGAGCATTTTTTGCACTAGCATAACCCGTTTTTAATAGTTCCAAGCCGTATTTACTAAGATGACCGATAGCAAGTGCAGCGGTCAGCGATCCAAGCCCAATAATTAATTCTTGGAGATGATCGCTAACAAAATCGACTCCAGTAGCTAGTTTTTGTGTAACACCTAACGCACTATTTGCTTCACCTGAAAACTTAGTTATCGATGTCTCTAAATTTGTAAAAGACATTGAAAGCGTTTTAACGCGTTTATTAAAGTCATTATCAACCGTATCTCGTGCTTTTACTAAAGCCTGGATAACGGCGTGAATATCTAATTGCCCTGCCTTAGCTAAGTTTTTCAGCTCACCAGTTGTTACGCCAAGCCCTTTAGCTATCGCATTGGCAAGTCCTGGAGTTTGCTCAATCACAGAATTAAGCTCATCACCGCGTAATTCCGCACTTCCTAATGCTTGCCCAAATTGCATTAATACTGCTTCGGCTGCGCCTGCACTAGCGCCTGAGATTGCAACAGATTTTGCAACAGTCTCAGTTAATTCGGAGACTTGCAATTGAGATAAATTCAATCTATCTGCATTTTGTGCAAAGCGTTGATAAATTTGTGCAGTAGCGCCAACAGCTTGATTGGTTTTCAAAGAAATATCAAACACCGATTCTGTCGCAGCTACCATAGCTGTTTGGCTATTTGTTACTAAGCGAATACGGTTTTGTAACTCAGTATAACTATCCGCGTATTTCATCACATCAGAAATACCAGATGATAAATAGGAACCGCCCGAACTTACAATGCCAGCCCAAAAAGTACGGCTTGTCGTTTTATTAATTGTATTTGCCACTTTCTCTATGTTATTCAAATATTGAGTTGTACGCTCTGAGAATTGTTTTGCTTTGGCCTGAGCTTTTGTAAAATTCAATTCAAATTGTTTTGCAAACTTTTGCGTTTGATAGGATGATTTATCAAGCGCCTGATTAAACTGAATTGAGTCTAAACTCAAAAGAATATTTAACGAACCTAAACTTGACATATTCACCTCATAAAAAAAGCCCGCCAGAGGCGAGCTTTTAGAAACTTATAATTTAATTAATAATAACATATTTCACACGATTCTTATCTTGTTCAGCTATCCTTAGTTTATTAATACGGTTATTTTCTTTAATAATAGCTACAACAAGACAAGTTGCGAAAATAGCAACATATACACCCAAAAAAGCGAGAATATAAATAAAATCAACAGCAAATAAAAGGAATAATGTTCCTAATGCAATAAGCAGTATAAAAAAGCATTTTGCTGTAAATTGAATGAAATCACACAATATGTTTACCGCCTTCTATAAGTTGAAAGTAACTGTTTTTCCTGTGGGTAATTCAACCGATAAATTTAACACACCACCCATTGCTTCAATGTAACGTTTAACTGATGATAATTTAATGTCATTGCCACGTTTTTCAAGGGCAACAACTGACGGCTGAGAAATACTTAATGCTTCTGCCATTTGCTTTTGTGAAAGCTCTAATTCTTCACGAATACGGTAAAGTTGTAATTCCATTCGCATATCGTTTGCCATAGCTTTCACTTTCGCTTGTTTTTCAGCTGGAAGATTATTCATCAGATCTTTAAATTTTACGCTCATTCTCTTGCTCCTTAGTTAATTCAGAAAGGTAATCATCATAGGTTTGTTCCGCTAGGGCAATCATCTCTTTGTAAAAGAGTTTTTCTTTCTTGCCTTTTTTATCTCCGCCACATAAAACAATCGCTTGTCTGACAGGGTCAAAAATATAAAATAAACGGAATACCGATAATTTAGACTGTACTCACAATTCTTTTAAATTGGTATATTTAGAGCTTTGCAGCGTATCCGCATAAGGTCTGCTTAATTGTGGACCTTCTGTTGATAATAATTCCAACGCCGCATAGATTTTTAATACATCATCTTCTGCCAGCGTTTTTAACCAGTTCAAAAGTGGGTCTTGTAAAATTACTTCCCATTCTTGTTTCATACAGCTATTACCTTTCTTATTATTTATATAGATTTTAATCTATATAAAATACAGGAGCAATAGATAATTTAACGATTTGCTAAATAATCAGCCACTCCGTCATCATCTTCATCATCTATTTTTTCTTGGTAAAACGGCATAAAATCAGATAATTCTGGAGCCTTAGATTTAGGGTCTCGATTTATCATAGCAAGCAAATGTGAAACTTGTGCAGTACGATAATCCTCTCGCCATAATCCAAAAGGCTGTTCCTGATAAAACATTTCGTATTCTTGGAGATGATGCTCTGGCATTTGCTCAATTTCTTCAAGTGTTTTGCCGAGCGAAAGAGAAAGGTTTAGTTGGAACTTTCGTCGGCTGGTAAGTTTTTTGGCTCAAGCTCCGCAATGGCTTGGCTTAATTGTTCAAATACCGCCTTATCAAGTGCCGAAAGTGCGGCTAAATCATCAGGATTTTTAGCATCAAATAAATTATTGCCTTGTTCATCACAAAGTCGAGTAGCTAATGTTCGAGTTAATCGATTAGGATCGTAGATTTTTGATAGTTGCTCAGTGAGAGTTATTTCATCGTTGAACGCTAATGTAATGCCCTGCTCTTCAGCGATGCGAATTAACTCTTGTTGCTGTCCATAAAGGGCTTGATTCATTTCACCAACAGTAAACTCACGGATATAATAATTCTCGCAGTTTATTTTAATTTGGGTTATTTTAGGCTTATTTGCTAGGAGTTTTTCGCGTAAATTCATTATTTTTTATCCTTATTTAATTAAACAATTGAATGAGCTCAATAATTGCTCTTAATAAATCAGCAGATACCCAAAAGAATATAGGTATGGAGAAAGCAAGAGCGATTTGCCAAATTGAATATTTCATAAGCAATTCCTTGATTATCTTTAAAAGAACTTTTAAAATACTTGCATCCACAATGATTCCTTTTTCGTATTGATGGAATGAAAAACCCCGAAAGTTCGCTGCTTTCGGGGTTTTGGTTTTTATAAAGTGCGGTCAAAATTCACCGCACTTTGCGGCTATGTTGGTAAGTGATAATCGCGTTTTGCTTTTTTAATCGTTACACCAGATTCAAATTTACCTTTTACTTCACCACTGAAATTTGGTGAGGTTTGGATAAATCCTGTACCGTAAAGAGATCCTTGACCATTTTTCAATATCATCATCCAAGGGAAGGTTTCTTTAGCATAAAACTTCTTACGCAAGTCAGCTTGCATTGCGGTACCTGGCGCATAGAAGAATGTTAATTTAATTGAGCCATACTCAATCTCACCTGCTTCTGTTTCAGTACCTTCAGAGCACATTGTTGTAATATCCTCCTCTCCCAGAGTGTCTCCATCACCCTCAATCTGTTTAATAGCGCAGAAATTAGATGACCATTTGACGACCGCCACTTTTGCTGATGAAAAATCCGTTGGTGCATCTTGACCGCTCCAATCGACCTCATCGGCGAGAGTGATTTTGTCTGTTGCAATAGATTTAACAGGATAGAAACCATCTAATGCACCGAGACCAGTAATCTTTACAAAGTCACCAGTTTTTGCACCATGTCCGGTTGCAGTAATTGTTGCATTCGGTTTTATGGTTGCAGCGGTAACTGCTTTGCCCTCATTTAAGCCCACGCCCAAATAAAATTTAGTGCCTTGAAAAGGTGTTGTTTGTGTAGGCATATCTAGTCCTCATACTTAATTTGATATTTAAGGTTAGAAACGAACCAAGTGCGATTCGTCACATCTTGCTCGTATTCGTAGCTAATAAGAGTCATTTCAGAAATATTTTCCGATAATTCATCATTAGATATAGCGACGCTTAATCGCTCTTTGATTTTGTCTGCAATATCATCTAATGCGTCGTCGCCTAAAGCAGTTTTCAGATAAATCGCGATATTTAAGGCTGCGGTATATTCGTGATGACAGAGATCTACCTCTTCGCACGAAATCTCATCAAGAAAAACTGCAATAGCTGTTTTTTCTTGGTCAATATCAATAAATAAAGGGCGCCCAGAATAGATATTCTCAACACCCTTTATACTGCTTTTGAGCATATCCGACACTTGATGTCGAATCTTCTTATGAATTAGCATTTAATCCTCTATTTTTAAAAATGTCACTCAACTCTCTTGTCAGTTCAACTTTGATCTGACTTGAATAATCTTTTAACTCATTATGGAAAGCCGTTGTTAATGGTCTAGATAACGGAATCTTAACAACATCAATTGAATACCGCTCTTTACCTTGTCGCTGCATAACGTGTTTACGACCATTTGCTAGAGTTTGAATAAAACCGCGTTGTATTTGATATTTGCCTATTCTAATTTGCCCTTTACTCGCTCGCATGGTTCGTCTAGGGTTTTCCAATAATCGAATTAACGGTAAATTTCTTCTATCAACTCGTATTTTTGCGACTGGTCGATTCGCTGTTGCTTTTTGGGATAATCGAGCTCGCTTGCGGATTAATTTAGCTGGCACATGAATCTCTTTGGAGACATTTTTTGTTCCATTTTTGATTGCACTTCTTGCTACCTTATTAATCGCTTTTGCTGCCGCTTTAGGCGCGACTTGATTAGCCAGTTTTTGGATATTAGCTTGTAATGCAGCCATCCCTTCAATTTTCACCGCCATATTTACTCCAATTGCAGTACGATCTTCTTATCTTCAAAGCTAAACCCTCGCACAACATATTCCTCTGTTGAAGAAATAATGATATCTCCAAGTTTTGGCTTATATCCTGATGCTTTAAAAAGAGTGAGAGTACGCGTCGTGCCATTAATTAAGTAATCATCGGTGTAATTGCCACTCATTAGTTTTGGGCTTTCATCAAGCACAGCTTTGTATTTTTTGCCGTTGATAACATAGACGGACATCATCACATCTGATATGACGTTGTCCGCCTGTGCGAGTGCCTCATCAAACGGACTAAGCGTTGATCTTGACATCTACAGTGCCCATCGATACGCCACTAGCATGCCAAGCAATACCTAAACGCTTGTTACTACCAGCGGTAATGGTTGCACCATCGGTTGCTGACCAGTAAACAATTGCACCTTGTTTAATGTCATCTTCCGCTTTTGCTTTCACCGTAAACACACCTGTAGTTAAACCAACGCCTGTTTCATTTTGTGCAACATCAGATACTGAGATTGCAGCAAGGTTTTCTAACATTACTACATCACCGCTTTTTACAGCAGCGGTAGCAGTAAAACGAACGGTGTTTCCGTCTTGCATATAGTTTTTAGCCATATTTATTGTCCTTTCTGAATTAATAAGAATTTGCCTAATGCATCCAAGAAATCTGGCGATAACCATAAAATCACACAAATAAAGGAGAGAAAGCACTGCCCATATAAAATGCCGAGCCGTCTTTGATTTATCGATGATTTCTAACATTTTACAAACCCCATCAAGTAGTTTAAAATCAATCACGATTTATTCCTTCTTGTATAGGAAGTTGGAATGAAAGAAACCCCAGGTAATTCTCCGTTACTTGGGGTTTCGCTATTTTGGGTTACTTATTGGTAACTTTTACAATGCCTCGGTAATCAATCACGTTAACACCTGCATCAATGCGCACCTTGGTAGATACACCATCAACAGTGAAACCTTGTTGTTGCTCCATGTATGGCGTATCAATGCCATCAAGATAAGAAACTTCAATCGCCTCTTTGTTGATTAAGTACCAAGATTTTGGATCGGCAACTTGTAAACGTGCGGATTTAACTGTCGGCACAATATCGCGGATTGGATTGATAATGCCAGAATTGATATCTGCCCCCTCCACACTTGCTGAACCTAGAACTTGTTTAGCACGAGTATAAAGTGAGGTTGGTAACAACATAAAATCAGGCTCAATCGCTAATGGTTCACCACGAGTATTGACAAAGCCATTCATCATTTGAATTGCTTTATCAATATTGGCCACATCTAATGCGGCATTATCAAATGAGTTTTTGTGCGAGCCATCAAATAATTTTTTGCCATCTTGCGCAATCGCGTTACCAGTTAATAACGCAAACACTAATTTAGCGATGGTTGCACGTGCAGCTTGTCCCATTTTTTCAGGAATTTTTGTCAACAAGTGCATATCGTCATTGATGATTGCTTGACGAGTAATGCTAAATAATTGCCCATAAGTCGCTAATGCAACGCTAGCACCTTCATCGCCGATTGTGCCGTAGGTGTATTCCTCGCCCTCACCGACTTGTGGTAAGTAGCCAAAATCACCCAAGCCAACACGTTTAGCCGCTCGGAAGTCAGTTAATGTGCCACGAGAGGTAAACTGATCAAAGTTTTCCGCTGCGGTTTCCCAACCTTTAAGCAAGGATTTGTGCGCCACATCAATTAAGATTTGACCAAAGTCAGAGCTTGAGTGGGTAAATGCCAAACCAACCATGCTCATTGCATTTTGACCCGATACACTAATGCCGCGATCAACCAATGATGCACGAGCAAGCTCACGCAAGGTCATTGCGTTGTAGGCATTGTCTTTGGCATTTACTTTATCTTTGTCGATACCCGCACGAGCTAACAAAGATTGTTTCACACTATCGCCAACGATGTTGCCGTTATCGGCATAAGGCGTTACTGCCGCACTTGGGGTTGTACCCGCACCAAGTTTTGCTAATAATTTGTCTTTGGCTTGCTCTGGAGTAATTGATAAATCACCCAAACACTCCACCAACAAATCACTGTGAGCTGAGCCAAACGGCGCAAATACGGCTTTAATGTCGGCGTTACGTTTATTTAATTCCGCCTGCACTTGTGCTGTGTTATCTACTTGTGCAACTGGATTTACAGATGCGTTTGTTTCAGTTTTGATTGATGTTGTTTCTGATGCAGTAATCACGCCTGCATTTCCTTGTGGATTCATCAACATATCTTTGATCGCTTTTGGCATGTTGTTATAGTCTCCTAAACGTTTGGATTGAAGTTGTGCCATTGCCTTAACGGGCTCGGCGAGTTTGTCGGCAAAACCGTGCTCAACACATTCTTTGCCATTAAGCCACGTTTCCGCAGCTAACATTTCTGCTAATTCCTCAGCAGATTTGCCCGTTTTTGCTGCATAAGCAGGGATAAGCGTATCTTCTACTTTATCCAGCAAATCGGCATATTTGCGCATATCATCTGCATCGCCACCTTGTACTCCCCACGGTTTATGGATCATCATCATTGCGTTCTCTGGCATAATGATTTCAGTTCCAGCCATAGCTATAACTGACGCCATAGATGCAGCAAGACCGTCAATGGTGACGGTCTTGTTGGAAGGGTGATTTTTCAGCAAGTTGTAGATAGCAATGCCATCAAACACATCTCCGCCTGGCGAATGTATATGCAGATTTATTTGTTTTAGATTATTGCCTAAGGCTTTAAAGTCCTTAGCAAATTGTTGTGCCGAAATCCCCCACCCGCCAATTTCATCGTAAATTGAAATTTCAGCAGTGTCGTTGGCTTTGATTGAGTACCAAGACTGGTTATTCGTCTTTGTCACGTTCGCTGCCATCGCCATTGGCGACAGAATCATCTTTTGTTTTTTCATTTGTCGTACCTGTGTTAGTTAAATCCGTGTCAAACTTGAGACCCAATTCTCGGTTTTCGTCCACCTCAACTTTACGGCGACGTTTAACTTCTGCTGGATTGCTACCGCTTGCTCGTACAGCTTGGCTTTCCGTTGCCAACCCACCTTTAATGCGCTCTTTCCACGCTTGCGCCTCTTTGGTTGGATCAATCCACGGCATCACTGGGCCACTATAAACTGCGTTATAAAGTGACGCTGGATCAATATCGACTGGCACCTCAATTTCACCGCTGACAATCGCCATTTTTAGCCATTCGCGGTAGATTGGGCGGGAGATATGTGCAACAAAGGTATCTTGTAAAACGGAGTAACCCTCAAAGCTCTCCACCAACTCTTGGCGCTGGCTTGAGTAAGTGCCGTTATAATCTCGCGCAATACTTGAGTAACTTGAGCGAGTCCCCGCTGCTGTTGCTCTTAATTGCCCATTCCTAAAGGTTTCTAGGTTCACATTTGGTCGATTAGAATTGATCAACCCAATATCTTCGCCAGGCTTTAAATCATCAATGATTGCACCTGGAGCAATTTCAAAGTCGCGCTCAGGGCTATCCGTGCTGTACTCATCATTGTCACCGTAAAGCAAGGAATCTCCTTTTTTGATGTACATCGTAAAGGCTGCAGCAATTCGCGCGGCTACTCGTTCGCTTTCCTCATAATCTTTGAGGTCGGCAAGGCGGACAATTACACCATGTAACATCGATACGCCACGCAATTGGTGCAAGCGCTTTTTAAACGCAAGGTGCAACATATTTCCTGCCGGCACTGATTTAACTCGCCCGTAAGTTCGGTTGTTTTCCTGCGGGTTGTCCATGTAAACGCGGTAAGACACAGGACGGCGCCAAGCATTAATCTCTATCCCTTGGATTACATTTGCCGTATCAAGGGTATTCATCGGCACAAAATCAGGCTCTAATGCCTCAAGGCTAAATGCGATTTTGGTGCTGTGATTGAGACCTGCTACACTGCCTCGCACAAGTTGGATAAACACTTCCCCATCACGGAGCCACGTGCGTAACAACATCCGCTCAAGTTCGGGGCGAGTAAATTGTCCTGTCACTTCAGGACGGATAGACCATTCCGCCCATTTTTTGCGGACTTGCTCCGCCAGCGCCTCATCAACATCACCACTTAAATTTAGCGGCTGTGGTTCAATATGGATTCCTCTAGAGCCAATCACACGCTCTTCCATCTTGTCCAAAATGCCGATCACAATATCGTGATTTTGGTCTAACGCTCGAGCTTGTTCTCGCAAACTGATCGCACTTTGTTTGGTCGATACATTCGCGCCTTGGCTTTCGCGTTTTGCCTTATGTGTACGGCTTGACATTGCTGCCTCGTATGCATTCATCACATATCGGCTTTTTGCTCGCTGTGCGCCCCATTTAGGCGAGATTGCGGCAATTGTTTTATCTAATATTCCCATCGTTTAAAATCTCGCATATTTGATTCTGTGGCGTTTAACTCGCTGTCTTGTTTCCGCTAATAACTCATTAAGCATTTGTTGATAGCGGTCACGTTGTTTTGTCCATTCAGACACTTGGTAAGATACCGATCGCCCATTAAAGCTCACTTGGCTTTGGGCATTTTCGATCTTTTCATCAAGAGCTCGGATTTTTTCTTCGAGTTCGTCTCTTTCGTAGATAGCCATTTTTGCCCCAATAACAATCCGCACGTAAAACGTGCGGTTTTTAGGCTCCCCTATAAGGGCCTATACTTCACAAGCCCCTCAAGGGGCTTGTGAGAACTGACAACCGCGTCTAATTATTTCCTTGATTACCCCTTAAAGGGGTCAACATGTTCTTTCGTTGATAAATTATCTTGAACCATATCTTCTTTTTCTTGGTTTCTTATATAATCCTCTACCACTTTTGTATTTAACCCTACTGTGCTTACAAAAAATCCTTTCGCCCAGAAATGCCTATTTCCATATCTATATTTTAAGTTCGCGTGTCTTTCAAAAATCATCAGCGCTGACTTCCC